GGTTATTGTTCCACTAATGGAACAACAGCTCCCTTCAATGCCGCTACGTTATTCTACGATATAACAGCATATTATCAGGACGCTTAAGTTTAAAATAAACCACTTAAAAATATTATATAAGTAGTTTACAGAATGGGAAAACTCCTCACAAGCTCGGATTTACAGAAATACAAAGACACCTCTGTTTTGGAAACAGATGTGATAGATGTGGCAGAATTTGGTAATACTCAACTCCAAATTCCGCAAGATAATGATTCCATTCCTAAAAAACCAGTCCAAGTACCACTAAGGACACACCATTTCTTCACATTTAACAACCACACCAAAGCCGATATAGATGTACTAGATGCGACTTTTAGGCAGTTTTGTTATATGTTTGCCTTTCAGGAAGAAAGAGGGGAGTCCGGAACTCCTCATCTCCAAGGCGTTATATCTTGTAAGAATCAAATGCGCGACACGGCGTTTGGTCTGACAAATAAGATTAGTTGGAGAGGACGTGTAAAAAATGTCGCTGCCGCTTACATGTATTGCACTAAGAGTGAAACAAGAGATGGAGTACAAATATTACATAATTTCAGGAGACCTAAAGAGCTCTCAATTATTAACCCTGATAGGGTCTATCAACAGAAGGTGATAGATATTATTAACGAAGAACCTGATGACAGGTCCATTCATTGGTTTTATGAAAGGAAGGGGAATGTAGGAAAAAGTGCTTTAGTTAAATACCTAGTTATTAAACGAGAAGCTGTCTTCATTGATGAAGGTAAAAAAGCCGACTTAATTAATTTAATTTATAAGACTGATATGGATTCCAAGAACATCGTATTGATCGATATACCTAGGGCAAACCGAAATAGAGTAAGCTGGAAGACCATCGAAAGTATTAAGAATGGATTGATTTGTAATACTAAATTTGAGACTGGCTACAAAGCATTTGAAGCACCTCATGTAGTGGTTTTTAGTAATTTTCCACCCGAAGTTACAGATTCTACTATTAGTAAGGATAGAGTGTTCATATATGAAATACAAGATGATTTCACCTATGTTACAAAGGAATGCGTTATACCTTCTTAAGAACGTCCATAATATCCCGTCCTCACGTACTCGCTTCGCTCCGTGCGCTGTGGTGCGATATTCCAAACCTTAGACGGCGGTATCAGGAAAATCCTCTGGATTTCCACGCGGGGTTATTAAAGTAGAACTTCGTTAGTTTAAGATTAGAAAGATGTATTTTTTTTCTCATGTTAGATTATAATGGCAAGAACTCGCCCATCCCGTTTCCGTTCCCGTGCTCGAGGCAGCAAGCTGTCCTCTCGTGTAGCTTCGCTCGAGAAATCTCTCTTCTCAGGACGGGAGACAAAAGTAACTCGTGTTTCAGGAGAACTACTCCTTTCCTCCGCAATTAACTCTAGCAGTAAATTGATCAATCTGTTGCCTGATATTCCACAGAATGTTTCCAGTGGTGGACGTGTAGGAAATGAGATACGATTAAAGAAGGTAGTATTAAAATCGTGGATTCAGTATGCTCCCACGGATACTAATAACAAGGTACCTAGAGACCAAGCCAATATGATGGCTCGTCTCATGATACTTAGACAAAGAGATCAACTTAGTGCAGTTGGACTTAAGGATGGCGTCAACTTCAACTACGAAGCTCTCTTGGAGTCAGGTGAATTCTCTCAAACTAATGAGTTTAGGAATATCATGTCTCCTATTAATCGGGATATGTTTGTTATGAAGCAGGACCGCAAACTTAAAATTACTAACGCAGTAGATACCCCAGATCCTAATTCGGATGTAGGTCCTAACCCCTATAATTTCAAGATTAATAACAAGACACTTACTTTTGGGAAAGCGGGGAAGAAACTTACGTACGACAAAGACGCCGGTGTGGTCCAACCGGTCCAATTCCCTTGGTGTTACACAGGCGGTTATTGTTCCACTAATGGAACAACAGCTCCCTTCAATGCCGCTACGTTATTCTACGATATAACAGCATATTATCAGGACGCTTAAGTTTAAA